CGAATTGTTTGCAATTGCAGGAACGTCGATTTATGACTGTACTGCCGGCGGTGCGGTTGGCGCAGCGGTCAAGACGGGTCTGAGCAACGCAAAGTGGGAATACACCAACGTCACAACGCCTGCCGGCGGCTACTTGTATTTAGTCAATGGCGTAGATGCACCGTTGCTATATGACGGGTCAGTATGGACAAATCCAACCATTACTGGTGTTGGGGCAAGCAGTCTAAGCAATATTGCCATTTTTAAGAACCAAGTTTGGTTTACGCAAAACGCAAGTTTAAAGGCATACTATTTGCCAACTTTGAGCATTGCAGGCGCAGCTAACGCAATTGATATGAGTTCGGTTGCCCAACTTGGTGGATTCTTGGTTGCCGTGGGAACATGGACGATTGATGCAGGCTACGGAGTAGACGATAACCTAGTGTTTATAACGTCCAATGGCGAGATTATTGTGTGGGCGGGTACTGACCCCTCAGATTCTACGAAATGGGCGCTAATCGGCGTTTGGAGGGTTGGCAAGCCCGTTGGCAAGCGATGCCTACTAAAGTACGGCGGCGATATGTTGATGCTGACCTATAACGGTCTGTATCCACTTGCCGCAAGCCTGCAATCATCTAGACTTGATCCCCGTGTTGCGCTGTCGGACAAGATTCAAGGCGCATTTACTGCTGCAACACAATCGTATGGCGGTAATTTTGGGTGGGACATTATTTTTGACCCACAACACAACGCTTTGACGGTCAATGTGCCGGTTGCTGAAGGTCAACAACAGCAATATGTGATGAATAACATCACTAAAGCCTGGTGCAACTTCACAGGCCAGTACGCTAATTGTTGGGCAATTTTTGACAATGAGCCGTATTGGGGTGGAAATGGCTTTGTTGCCCATGCGTGGGATGACAATTACGCTGATGATGTAAGCGACATAAACGGCTATGCGTTGCAGGCGTTTAATTATTTTGATGCCCGTGGGTACAAAAAGTATTTCACAAGAGCTAGACCGTCGATCTTTACAAACGGCACACCGTCAATATTCATTGGTTTAAACATGGATTTTGATCTAGCAGACACAACAGCGGCTTTAAGTTTTAGCCCACAAGTATCTGCTAAATGGGACGTTGCTTTGTGGGATGTGGACTATTGGGCTACAGATACGGTAATTACAAACAACTGGCAAGGCGTGACTGGAATCGGCTATTGCGCTGCAACACAGTTTAAATCTGCCTCTCAAGGAACGACAATTCTATGGGCATCGACGGACATTGTTTATCAGCAAGGTTGGGGTGGCATATAACCCAAGGCGCTGAAATAGGTCATTGGGTAGCAGAGCGAGTGCAGGGTAAGTATTTTGCAGACGGGTCGCAAGCAATTGGGTTAGAGCGTGACGGTCAGATCATTGCAGGCGTGATTTACGAGAATTGGAATAAAGCCTCAATTGTGTGTCATATCGCAATTGAAGGACGCATTACAAAAGGGTATTTGAGAGCGATATTTAGCTACCCTTTTGAGTTTTGTAAGGTAAAAAAGATTATTGTGCCGGTGAGCAGCACCCATGCAAAGAGCTTAAAATTAGTTACCAAGATGGGTTTTAGTGAAGAAGCAAGGGTTAAGGATGCAGTACCGGATGGCGATATTATATTTTTGACATTGGCACAAGAAAAGTGCCGGTTTCTAGGGGTAGAAAATGGGTAAGTCAAGCGCAGCACCACCAGCACCAGATTATATTGGCGCAGCCAAGCAGCAGGGTATTGATAACCTTGCAGCGGCTAGACAATCGAACATTATGTCAAACCCAAATATGTATACGCCATTTGGGAATCAAACGGTAACGTATTCTGCCCCCACGTTTGACCAAAGTTCATACGATGCGGCGTTAGCTAAATACAACGCTAACAACGTAGACCGTAATAGATATTACAGACCAGACGAACAAACTGGGCAAACATATTTTGACCAAGCAAGTTTTGATGCCGACAATGCAAAACGAGGCGCAGCGCCAACCCGTGAAGGGTTTATGACTGGTGGTGGTCAACCAACAGTTACTCAAACCCTTACCCCACAAGCGCAACAAACGTTAGATGCACAGCAACGTGTGCAAACTTCATTAGCAAACCTTGGTGAAAGAGGCATTTCAAATGCTTACGCTACGCTTTCGCAGCCTTTTACACCAACATCAACTGATATTAAAAAAGATTTTACTGGGTATCAACCAGCGCCATTAGCCGATCAATATGGTTTAGCGCAAGCAAAAACCGCTGCTGACACTTACGGTTTAGCACAACGACAGATTGATACAAGCGGTTTGACCCAAATGCCTACCAATGCAGGCATTAATGCTCAACAAGCTATTTTGGCAAGACTTGACCCCACTATTCAAGCCGGTGACGTATCTTTTAAGCAAGCATTAGCAAACCAAGGTTTAGCGCCAGGCACAGCTGCCTACGATGCGGCGTATAGAAACCGTCAAATGGGTATTAACGACTTGTATAGCCAAGCTGCGCTACAAGGCATCAATATCGACATGGCGGCTCGGCAACAAGGTTTGAATGAGCAATTGTCGCAGGCCGGTTTGTACAACACAGCGGTAGGACAAAACTTTGGTCAAGGTGTAACAGCCGATCAACTTGCGAATGCCGCAATTGGTCAAAACTTTGGTCAAGGTATTACCGCACAAGGTCAGCAGTACAACCAAGCATTAGCAAAAGCCCAGTTCCAAAATACAGCGCAACAACAGCAATTAGCGCAGGATTTGGCGTTACGACAACAGCCAATCAATGAAGTCATTGGGTTAATGGGCGGTTCACAGATTCAATTGCCTCAATTCCAAGGTTATCAAGGCATGAGCGTAGCGCCATCACCAACTTTTGCGGGTGTGCAAGCGCAGGGACAAGCTGATATGTCACGGTACGGCATCCAGCAAGCGGGTCAAAACGCTACGACTCAAGGTCTTACCTCGGCTGCGTTGGCTGCTGCAATGTATTTTTAATGTTAGGACTAGCTTTCTCAGGCGGGAAGGATTCTTTAGCGTGTTGGTACTTGTATCGGGAAAAGAATCCCATTGTCTTTTGGGCAAACACGGGCAAGGCTTATCCTGAAACAATAGAAATAATAAACAGAATTAAAGCGCAAGCAGTTGAATTTATTGAAGTAGTTTCAAATCAACAAAGTCAAATTGAAAAATTTGGATTGCCTAGCGACATTGTGCCAATAAACAACACAAAAGATGGGATGGAATTAACAAAGCAAAAATCTGTAATGGTGCAAAATTACTTAAATTGTTGTTACGAAAACAAATCAAAACCTTTAATGGAAGCTGCAAAAGAGCGTGGGATTACTCAAATGATTCGTGGTCAACGGCTTGATGAAAGTCATAAAAGTACAGCTAAACATGGGTCAATAGTAAATGGAATTATGTTTATTCAACCGATAGAAACATGGACTAAAGAGCAAGTTTTGGCGTTTTTACGGACTCAATGCCAGTTACCAGAACATTATGCAATCGACCATTCGAGCCTTGATTGTTACGATTGCACAGCGTATTTGGAACATTCAGCGGATCGAGTGGCATGGATGAAAGAAAAACACCCAAATTTGCATGAAAAATATAAAATAAACATGGCGGCACTAAAGTCTGCCTTGTTGCCTACTTTAGAGTTATTAAGGAATTGCGATGCTTAATCAATACGTCAACATGACTCCGCAGCAGAAAATGGCTCAGATGTTGCAACAACAAGCCCAACCAACTGAGTTGCAAGGTGATATGCAACAGCAAATGCCGCAAGCTCAGAACCCGTTTAGTGGCGCTCAAGATGCGATGAAAATGTATCAACAAGCAAGCCAACAGAACAAAATGCAAGATTTTCAAGACTACATGGCTCGGCTTAAACTCGGTCAAGCGCAAACTGGCGGTATGTTTGATTCGGCTAATGCTCAAGCGCCAGCAATGAATGCAAACAATTACACGGGGTAAGCCATGAATTTGGACTACAACACTCGGTTAGCAGCAATTCAGCGCAACGAAAAGTTAGCGCAGATTATGCAACAACAGGCGTTTCAGCCTATTGATATTCAAAGCTACCAAGGTATCCAAGCGCCTATTTCACCTTTATCGGGACTTGCCAAAGTGTTGCAAGCCTACATGGGCGCAAGAGGTACGGGCGATGAAGAACGCATTAAGCTAAATCAAGAAGCCAAGGCAGAAGCGCAACAAATGTTGTCAGGATTGCAAGATAGACCAGCCTCGCCTGGTCGTGCTGCGGTCATGGGTATGCCTGAAATTCAAGCACGGCCTGCAACGTCATTTACCCCAATGGGTTCTGACTTTGAGGACAATCCAAACTTAGCAGTTGCACCGTCGGGCAACGTGGAAACGCCTGCCGTGGCGTATCAGCCTGCCGTAGCACCACAAGCAGCGATCTCATCGCAAGCAGCTGTATCGCTTGACCCAGATCAAAAACGTCAACGATTAGTTGAAATAATGATGGGTCAAAACCCATACGCATCACCAGTTGCTAAGTTGATGTATGAGAGTTTAGAGAAACAAAACACAGGGCCATTAGCTGAGTACAAACTTTATGCTGAACAAGCTAAAGCCGCAGGTCAAACACCTCTTAGTATTGATGCTTACAAAACAAGACAAATACAAGCAGGTCGAGCAATTAGTAATAACGTAGTCAATATGCCAGCAGGTGCGCCAATTACCGCAATGGTCAATGGTCAATTGCGTTATGTTCAAATTGGCAAAGGTGGCGAAAAAATTGTAATGGAAGGCATCATGCCGCCACCGAACGATTTGCAAATTACAAGGCTAATGACTTTAAGAGATTCGTTGCCAACCGATAGTCCTGATAGAAAAGTTGTTGAACAATTGATCGAAAAAGAGGCAACTCAATCTTTTGCCCCTAACGCAACAGTAAAAGGGCCATTGGGTCAAGTATCCCAAACTTCACCAGCCCCTGCGGAAAACACGGTAAACGTGATGATCGATGGCAAACTTACTGCCGTTCCAATTGCAAAAGCAGCGGAATTGACCGCTAAATTTAAAGGCATGGTTGCAAAATCTACAGGACAAGCAGAGGCTGAACTTGATCTTGTTACTGTTTACGATAAAGATGGTAAAGCCTCTTTTGTACCAAGATCACAAGCTGTTGAAGCTGCAAACACAGGTAGCCCATTGCTTGCCAAACCTGACGTAAAAACTACGCAAGGTCAGACGGTTTTTGATGTAGCAAGAAGGGCTGAATTAGTATTGCCAAAAGCATCGTCTGGCATTATTAGTAATTTGTTCACAATGGCAACTGATGCTGCGGGAATTCCAACAGACAAATCTGCTGCGGATGCACAATTGCGGGTTCTTGGTGGACAGCTGACGTTAGCACAGCCTCGCATGGAAGGGCCACAAAGTAACGCAGACAGTATTTTGTATCAACAAATGGCAGCTGAAGTTGCAAATCCAAATAGACCGTATCAAACTCGCATGAAAGCGTTAAATACGGTTATTGAGTTAAACGAAAAATACGCACCAACACCAAGCGCACCACCGCCAGGCTCTGTTCGTAGGATTACTCCAAAATGACAACAGCCACCTTTGAAGTAAAGATTGGTAAAGAAGTCTATGAGGTAGATGCCAAAGACGAGGCTGAAGCGTGGAAACTAGCCAATACGTTTCATGCCCAAACGCCCCCACCGCCACCGCCTGAGAAATCAACAGGCGAAAGCATTATGTCGGCGGTTAAGGATTTTCCTCGACAGGGGCTTTTAACAGGTCGGTACGCAATTGAAGGCGCAGCGAACACGTTAGGTTTGCCGTTAGAGCCTATGCGGATGGGCGTTAGCGCACTTTCACAACTTGCCGGTGGGCCACCAGCAGCATCAATGTCAACTTACGGCACAAAGTTA